CTAAAATCAAAAACAATATTTGATCCTCCATAATAATATGATTTTACTAAAACCTTGACTGCATCTGCCCAACCTTCAATATTATCTGCAATTAAAAATCGGCGATTTCGGTTTCCATTTGGCTTATGAATTTCTGGTAATTGTTCTATGTGATGTTTTTGTACAGAATATCCTACTCCTGTTCCTCCAAGCAATAAAAACATTGTTTCAGAAAATGCTCTCCAATCATCAATAGGGAGATAAGCACAATTATAAATTCTATTTGGACTTATTTCAATAGGTTTTCCGGCGAATTGCAAACTTCTCATGGAAGGTAAAATTTTTCTATCATACACAAATTTATATACTTTTCTAATTTCATCTTTTAGTTCAGGATATTTTTTAATGTGCATGTTTTTATTTCGGCCGACTATTTCCCTCCAGATTTCTCGACGATTTTTTTCTGGTAGGAATCTTGCATATTTCATGTGGATTGTGATGTCAGATAATATACTTTTGGATAGTTCCATCTTAATGCTCCTTTATTTTATAGGTTAAATCAATAAAGAAATCGTAACTCGGCCGAGAACCTTTTTCTATGGTTTCTTTGATATAAATATGTGGTTCGCGCGCTTTAACCATCGATTTTGTTAAAAAAAGTAAAGATTTTTTTACTCAAATCCTTCATTAGAAATTTCTTTAAATTTACGTGATAATAACTTTCTTGTATACTCTTCGCCGCCATCTATTTGCTTTTGTGTCTCTTTTCCTTGAACACTAGTCTCAGTAAATATATCAATTTGTCCATTACTCAAATTTAATTTACTTGGAAATGTAATGCCATCTGGACCAAACCTGTTTTTAATTACATGCCATCTTCCAGTTCCTGCTAATTTATCTTGTACCTTTCTAGACAATGATAAGATAAAATCTGCTACCATAACCTTACCATATGATTCAGCAATCTTATCTGCTTCAATAATATCCATTTCTAGTGCACTTCTATTGGCTTGAGATGCTGTCCAAACCGGTACATCATATTCTCCGGCGGTACCTCTTAAATCTTCGTAGATACTTTCTAATACTTGATGTTTCTCTTTTCCGGAGCCAACTAAAAGATCTGCATAATCAACAATAACTATATCAGGCTTTTTGTCTTGCATTATACATTTTTCAATATGTGCACGAATTCCAATTACTGATACTGATTTGGTTGGATAGTATTTAATAATTAACTCTCCATTTAATTTATCAACTGCAGCTTTCACTTCTGATTGATAATGTTTAAGATTTTGATTTGGAATACCTGTAATTACACTATCATATCTTAATCCAACATAAGCTTGATTTAATTCTAGTGTATAATGAACTACAGTTAAACCTTTTTTAATTGCGTTAGCACCTATGTTAATTAATCCCCAAGACTTTCCTATACCAGCCGGTGCTACAAATACTCCAAGCTCTCCTTTTCCTAATCCACCGTCCATTATTTCATTAATTGATTCCCATGGGGTTTCTTTCACATCACGGACAGATTCTGAATATCGTTCTTCTATATTAATCATATATTCATGTCCGATATCTTTATCTGCTCCAGCCTTTAAAGCATTATCGATTTTTGATTTTATATCTTCGTACTGTCCGTTTTTTAATAATTCAACGGAACCTAAAATTGCTTTTTTAATTTCTTGATTCTTACAAAAATCTAGTACCTGATCTTTAATAAATTCCAAATCATTAGCACCAGTATATTTCCAAGCATCTTTAAGATGTGCTATAATTTGTGTTTTTAATACATCATGATCTACTGTATCTAATCTAACCTTTAATACTTCTAATGTAGGAGGACTTTTATATTCGGCGTGGTATTCTAAAATTGTAGTTACAATCCAATTATTTGCATCAGATTCAAAATAAGTAGGTGATAAAATATCTACTATTTGTTGTATAAATATTTTATCAGTGAGCAATATGGTAATCACCTTTATTTGAAAACTATAACCATACGAACTAAGTCTGTCTGTCATACCTATATTATAATAAATTTATTTCAATTATCCTAGTTTTTTCGTAACGTTCTGTAAGCATTAAGAGTATTAAAGGAAGTATTTAGCCAAGTATCAATATCTTTAATAATACTAAACATTTTGTCCGCCATGAACATTTTTTTGAACCCAAAGGTATTGAGTTTATTGATTGGTTGATTCACTCTGTCAGATATTAACATTTTAATATTCCCGGAAATGTCGACTTGCTTTAATTGCATTAATTTTTCGTTAAGGAATATTTGATCTTTACATTCCAATACACGATCATAAATTTTATATTTTGTATCTTTTGCTTCTTTTGTAGCGTAATCTAAAATTTCTGATAATTGTACTTTATCATCTGCTACCAATGGAAAATATTTTATCAATGATTTTAACGCAACTCCTTTTACTCCAGGAATGTTATCGGTAGTATCTCCTGCAAATATTCTGTATAATAAATAGTTATCAGCTGGTAATCCTGTCTCTTCCTTAAGTAATTCTGGTGTATATAATTTCTTTTTAATCGGACTCCAGACAGAAATCCTATCATTAACTAGTTGTAAAAAATCTCTATCCGTAGATACTATCTTTACTTTTTGTTCCGGTAATGTAAAAATCTCATTTGCAATATACGCTATGGCGTCATCGGCCTCAATATTATCAATTGATAATGATAGTATTGGTAAAAAATCTAAATATTCTGCTACCCGTGCAAATTGTTTGTACATTGAAGCTTGTTCTTCATCATGTGATAAAAATTCATCATACCTATTAAATTTAGTTTTTACTGCACGATTAGCTTTATAATCTGGAAATATCTTTTTTCTCCGTTTACTTCCACCTTTACCATCAAAACAAATAATAACTCTAGTAGGCTTTAATTGTCGTATTGCAGCTGCAATTGATCTTAAAAATCCTGTAACTCCTCCAATATGATCTCCATCATCATTTAAAGCTGGTATTGCACTAAATACACGGATAAAAGTGTTGAGGCCATCAAATATTAATATGTTACTATTAACGTCTGTTACCTCAACACCTTTTTCATGTTCTGATATAACTTGCTTAAACAATTCTTTATATCGGTTCATTATCCCTCTTCATTTACAAATTCCTCTTCAATTTCGATATCATCAATCCCAAAATCCTTTCCTGGTTTATACGCTAAAATATACGCATCACAGATAGCTTGGTAAATTTCATCTTTAAGTTTTTCATCTTCTTCAAGTTTACTCTGAAAATCTTTAGATAAAAATTTTACTTCTGTTCCATCTGATTTTGTATATGTATACCAGGCACCAGCTGCATTTACTAAACCATAAGTTTTCATAACATTTAGCCAACCACCATAATTATCAATACCTGATTCAAAATAGATATCATAATCAATTGATTTCAAAGGTGGTCCTAATCGATTTTTAACCACTTGGCATCTAGTTTTGATACCAATAACTTGGTCTACGCCATCTTTTTTTACTTTAATCTGGCCCATCGATTTTAAACGTAACCGTACTGATGCATGAAATGGAATTGCTTTACCTCCAGAAGTTGTCCATGGATCTCCAAAGGCGATACCCAATCTTGAACGAAGCTGATTAGTAAAGATAAGACATATCTTTTCTCTTCCAATCATATTTGTAATTTTACGCATACCTTTTGATAAAATAATAGCTTTGCTAGTTGCCCAACCATCTTTATCATAATCTGCGGCTTGTTCAATTTTTGTCGAAGCTCCCATTACTGAATCTACTACTATCGTAACCAATCTATCTTTATTAGATTTTCTTACTGATTCAATAATACTTTCTATAGCTTCGAAGATATCCTCAATGTTATCCAATGGTACATAGAGCATTTTCTCCAGGTCTAAACCTATTGCTTCGAGAAACTCTCGGCTAACAGCATTTTCTGTATCAATGTAAACGGCCAATCCATCTTTTTCTTGAGTATTGGCCAATGCATGTGCTGCTAATAATGATTTACCTGATGCTTCTAATCCTGTGATTTCCGTAATTCGTCCTACTGGAAATCCTCCTTTTGGTCTATTAGATATTGCCAAATCAAGCATAGAAGAACCTGAACCTACCCAGCCTTTAACATCACTGGGCGAATCCGTGTCTCCATCTAAAAAATACGCAACTTTAAAGTTTGAATTTTTAAACTTCTTGTTAAGATTATTTGCTAACTCTCCAGCCAGTTCATCGACTAGCTGTCCTTTTGACTTTGCCATTTATAACCCCTGTTTTATTTATTGAATAATTCATCAAACGCGCCTGCAACGTCATCGACATTACTTACGCCAGCAGTTACAGGTTCAGATGTAGTTGAGTTAGTTTCCGTAGATGTAGTTGGTTTGTCTTCATCTTCAGGATTCAACCAAGCTTCAAGTGCAGCTTTAAGATCATCATACGATGGTTCTTTAAAGATTTTAGTCAATTCTGGTTGATCTCCCACAATTTTATCTAAAATATTTTTATCATCCGAAACATGTGATGTATTTGGTTTTACCCTAATACTTGTTTTTGGATAGCCACCACCTTCAGCAGGTGTAAATTCTACTACAATATCACGTCCATTAACTGGATCGGTAATATCGCCGTAATCTGGATCTGCAATAAATCCTAATAACTCTTGGTAAACTGTTTTTCCAAAACCCCAAAGTTTAACACCTTCAGATTCTAGCCCTCGAACTATAACTGGAACGTAAGTTCTCATAATTGGTTCAAGTTTTTTACCAAGTTTCCATTCATCAGAATTACCTGATGCTTTTAACTTTTCAGCAAACTCTGCAACCGGATCAGGTCGTCCATGAGTCATAGGAGAAAGATAATTTTTCTTTCCTAAATTGTAATGGAACAACAATTCATTGAACGGATTTTCCTTATTATATTGATAAGGTACTATTCGTACGATTTGTTTCCCAGGATCTGGTTTCCAAAGATTATTTTGCTTTGTAGTTTGTGATTGTAACTTGTTGAGTTTTGCTTTAATAGCGTCTAAATTAATTGCCATTTTTTATTCCTCCATTTTTAATTGTTATTAATTATACTTAATATATGAACTTTTATTCGTATATCCTAAGGATTTCTGAAAAAAGTTTGAAAAATTTTTATTTATTATTTTTTAATTTTTATCGGTACCGTTCAAAGGAGCCTCTTTCAACTGTCCATTTGATATTGCCGTCTGCATCAATCTTTGCATCAAGAGCAACTAAATCAGCATTAGCTTTACCAAGCCGGGTATTAATCCATGCCAATGTAAATGCAGTCCAGTCCGGTGAATTGTCTGGATGTCTAACACTTTCAAGAAACTCTAAAAACTCGTTTTGATCTAACATAGCTATTTTCATCATCTGAGTATCGTCTAATGTTTTAGCTTCAACGAATAACTTTTTATCAGTGGTGGCTACTCTGGCTTTAAATAATCTTTTATATTGTTCTTGTAAATTCATTTTCATCCAACTGCGTCCCATGACGCTCTTCCTATAATTGCATTTAACGAACCATATTCACGCCTTGTAAGTTTCGGCCCTTTTCCAAGGTTCCATTTAGCGTAAAGATCTGTTTTTCCTTCATCTTCTAGATATTGTTTTAATAGCTTTAAGCCGTTTTTTACGTATTTTGGAGATCTTTTAGGGAATCCCTTTTGGCCCATCAACTGATCATAATATTGAATAACATCTTTACTGGTATAGTCCGGATAATCATCACCTGAAGTATCACCATTAACTTCTTCACCATCATCCAATTCATAACCTTCATCGTTAAATTTTTGTAGAATTGCACCATATATATCATAAGCATCTAACTCTTCAAGATTTTCATCACCTATGGTTATGGTAGTACCACCATCAGATGTTTCTAATTCCCAATCAATTGATTGACCTTCTAAATCAACTGTACCAGAACCTTCTCTATCCATTCCGGATACTGAGCCATGGTCAACATCAATTGTTTTTATTATTGCATCAAAACCCTTTTTAGCTACTTTATCTAGAGCCATTATGATCTCTTTAGATTCAGCTAATATTTTTTTATCGGTAGTTCCTACTCTACCTTTAAATAATCTTTTATATTGTTCTTGTAAATTCATTTTTTATCCGCCATGTTTTAATTCTCCTGCTATTTCATCGTAAATATCAGCCAATTTCTTTTCTTCGGTAGATGATAATGGTTTCTCATCCATATGCTTCTGATGAAGATCGAATAGGCCTGCATCTGTTAATATCTCATCCATTATCTCTAACGCTTCATCGCCCATGGAATCGGTGAATTGATAAATCTTACCATATGCTATATCTGCCGAAGAAGCTGTTGTTGGACTTGAAGATGGTTTAGCTGACCGCATCTCTATCGACTTTAATTCAAACCAAGCTTCTCTCAATGCTTCGATAAGTTTACTTTCTTCAGTTGATGATAGGGGTAGGTTCTCTGTAGACCATTTATCTAGTTCTGCGCCGGCACCTTCCTGGTCCACGACCTTCCATATTATCTCGAGAGCTTCATCACCCATGGAATCGGTGAATTTATAAACCTTATCATATTGGGTTTGGAGGTCTGCTTCTGATTCACTTAATATTTTTTTATCAGTGGTGGCTACTCGGCCTTTAAATAATCTTTTATATTGCTCTTGTAAATTCATTTTTTATCCTATTATATCTAGTAATGCTTGTGCTGCTTCTGCTTGCTCCGGTGGCGTGCCGTCTATTGTTCCTCTTAAATCATCATATACTTGTATAAGTTCTGTATCGTTACTATCATATACACCATCATAAAAATCACCTAATTCGTCTGTAATATCATCTGTCATATTTCGGCCATCGGACGACTCATCGCGTATAATTTGAACAACCTCTATAAAATCTTGATTGTTTCTAAACTCTTTATTTATTCCACCTTTCTTTGGCTTGTTATAATAACCTGTGTTGAACCAGATTTCAACTCTACCACTGGACCAAACTCTAACCGCATCATAATCCCGGTCCTCTTTCATACCCATTTGAGTCAATATTGATTTTAGCTCCTTCTGGAACTCTGGAGTGCCAGGAGCATTTGGGTCATTTTTTTCAGGGAACGGCAGATGGATCACATCTCCGGAATGCCGGTCGCGACCTTCTTTTTCTTTAGTCAATTCTGGACTGTCACCCATGCCTAGCTGTTTTATTTTAGAATTAATTTTTATTTTCGTAATCCACTTCTTTGGAAACTGTTCTGGGTTTCCATGTACATTAGTGGCTTCACTTAATATTTTTTTATCGGTAGTAGCTACTCTACCTTTAAATAATCTTTTATATTGTT